TGTATCTGCATATACCTCATTCACAATCATATCCATATCGATATACGTCTGCGCCAATTCCATGGCAATCGGTGCTATTGCATCATAAATTATCGATCCCTCGCGCTTGTCCAGCTTATCGCTTACGGATGCAAGCATTTCTTCCATGATAGAGTCGAAGTCTTTGTTTTCAAACACTAATATTCCACCTCCGTTTCCAATCCACTTACTTTATCACCTTCTGCCGTAATTACAGAGAACGTAACGTGCAGAGCTTTCTTTCCCACCGGTTCCATCTCAAAATCTTCACAAGATTCAAAACGATCATCTGCAGTAATTGCATCCGTAATCCGATTTGGCACTTCTGACATAACATAAGATAGAGACTTTCCCCTCAGATCCTGAAGCTCCACTCCATAATCCCATGAATAAATTACATTTTTATATCGCTCTGTGTTCAAGATTTTCAATATTGCCTGCCGGTTTGCCTCTTCTCCGTCTGCTTTGCCAAGAAAAATGCTTGAATCGTTCTCAATGGTTCCTATCTGCATTGCATATGTAAGAGACGGGTCACTTTCCAACTCAAAATCTGTATCCTGTTCTTCTTCATCTTCATAGTTAATTGGAACCATCAGTTCACCACCCTGTCTATAATTATGTATTCCTGCCCACCGCTTTTTCGAAGCATAAGCACCTTTTCTCCAACCTTAAGACTATTCAGTACTGTTCTACTTTGAATAACATCTCCAATTTTTATTTCAACTTCATAATCTGTGACATTTCTACTCAAATGCAAAAAATCTTCATCAATTTCCAAAGTATTTGACATTTTAATTATAAGCGGAGACACGCCTGAAACTGTACCAATCTTATAATCACTCATTTTCGCTGATCTTACGGCATCCATCGCAATTTTCTTAATTAACTGTACCAAACTATCACTCACTAAAATCTCCTCCAGACACAACTAAGTCCATTGTGTACTCGCAATTTTTAAATGTATGCGTAACTTTATCTACCAGCATATAGTTTGCCACTGTGATATCACCCAAATCTAACATGACCGGAACCAGAGAACCACCACGTACATTTATATTTCCAATCACGCCAGATATGGTCAATGTACGTTTCTTCTTATCATACAGTTTTAACAATGCCTTTGATTTAAGCTTTCCAATATCCGGATTGTCAATTTTATCCAAATACTGCAAAGTTCCCCATTTACCTATGTTTTTTGAATCTTTTGTTACATATAAATCGAATGTTCCTTTTTTCTTGTTTTCATATACAAGCTTTATTTGGTTATACACATCACTGTCAATGGTTGTTTTATAGGAATAATCTTGTCCGGTCTCAGCATCCACCAAGCATGTATTGACTTTCATTTTTGCTACATCTGTAAGCTGAAGTTTTCCTACCTTATCGTAGAGCACATAGGTCTTCCCCTTTGTTATCAGAGTATCATCAAGCGCATTTTGGATAATATCAAATAATGTAGTATTATCTTCTATGGCTGATCTGCGCCATCCAGTGTCAGCAAGCGTACCATATTGCAAATTAAATCTCTTAGCCAAAATCTTTATCAACTCACCGGCTGTTTTCTTTTTGTACACAATTGTTTCTTTATTTTTTAAATATCTGAGCTGATCATATACTATATACGATGCCATCCCATCTTTCTTACCTTCTTTTGTAAATACAAAACCATAGAAAAACTTCTTGCTGTCCACAGTAACAAGAACTTCATTTCCCATTCCTATGGAAAATCCTTTTTCAACTTTTGCTGTGAAAGTAAATTTGCCAGGTGTGCTGTCTCTTTCCCATACAACCTTTGCTCCCTCTTCCGCCGATACTGTAAATTTCTTTTTTCCATTATTTACAGTAATCATTACATTGCCAGCCGGTATTTTTCCCGTTTCTGCTTCATCGGCTTTTATGGTTTCCGCTTTTGCCTCATGACGCGATAATATTTTCTGCAAATATTGCAGTTCCTTTTTCGAATCCTTTTTTCCACTACCAGATGAACCATTTTGGGTGCTTGTATATTTTGGCGTACCATAGCCTGTAATTGTGGCATTATTCAGAGAATATGATCGCCGTGCTACCTTATCAGATGTATTTCCTTCAATAGTATGTAACTGTCCACCGCTGACGCTCTCAACAATGCCTACATGGCTTCGGCCAGTTTTAAAATAAACAATGTCACATCTCTTCGGGGTATATTTGCCTTTATATTTGAACTGCCCACGCTTTTTAAACCACTGCATCCCATAGGTTGTAGATGCTGTTTTCGGAACAACCGAAGTCGATACTCCAGCCTCGTGTGCACACCAGGAAACAAACGAATGGCACCATGCAGCACCATTCGCTCCTGTATATTCTCCGTATTTTGTTCTGTTGTTGCCCTGCTCCCGGTATCCGATCTCACTAATAGCTACATCAACAATATCCTTCATCAGCTACCACCTCCCGGAAGCTTTAAAACTGTGCCAGCATAAATATAGGCTCCATTTGATGAAGATTTGCGTCCATGCTTACGCGCTGCATTTTCAATCGTTTTCTGATTTAACTGATAGATTTTCTTCCATGCAGATGTATTATTCATCTGTTTCTTTGCAATTTTCATAAGCGTATCACCAGATTTTACCTTGTAACTTTTAGCTATAGCTTTCGTTTTCTTCCGTTGTTTTTTAACCGTAGCAACCGTTTTCTTTTTTCCGGATTTTGTCTTTTTGCTTTTAATTACAAGTTTCTTTGCTCCCCAATGACGATACTGCTTCATGTTAAGCTTTACGCACACATCTGATCCGTATTTATCTACATCTTCCATGATTTCATAATCTTCGATGGTCACGTCTGTTGTAATATCTTCAATGAGATGTTTTTGAGAAACTTCATAGCGTAGGAGTTTAAATACAACTGGTTTCTTCTGATTTTTCCATTTTTCTAATTTGGAAAGATAATATGCAGCCCCCACTTTTGCTTTTTCTTGTGAAAAAGGATATTTATGGATTGGCAATAAAAGCTCCGGGATTGTAATATCAGACAATCCCGGAGACTTAATGTAGTTAACCTCTCCCTCATTTATGAGAGTTATGGTCTTATTTTTGTTATTGGTCTTGATGTTAAGAGATCCTGGGGTCACCGGAAAAAGAACCCCATCAATATATAATTCATACATCTTTAGTGTTCTCCTTCCGCTGCTGCATTCATTTCTTCCTCAATTTTGCTACGCAAATGCTCTGCCATTCCATCTAAATCCATGTCATTGTTTACGTTGTTGTGGTTGATCATCTCAACCTTGATCTGTGCTGTTGTAAATTTATTCACGTACTCACGATCTGCAATATCTCTCAGGTACTTCAGATCTTCGCTGGATGCAGATAATGTATTAGCTGTTTTGGCGGTATTCTTTGCAGTGTCTGCTGTATTTGCTGCTGTTGCCGCGTTGCTGGATGCAAGCGCATTTGGATAATTATTTGCACTTGGAATATTCGTGGCTTTTGATGATATTGTATTCTTTATTTTACTGGTTACACCATCGCCCCATGCTGCTCCGGCAGTATATGCATCTTTGGCCCATCCACTTTGATAG